ATTTGGTTGTGTCTTATAAAAATTATACAAAATATAATCTTTATTGATCAGATAAACATCACCTTTCTTCTGTAGATTTATTGTATCATTATTACGAATCATATAATGATCATTTACATCTATCTTAAATACTGCATCTTGTTTATTTATCTCACTCTGTGATAAACCTTCCTGACCTGTAAGAATAACTTTTGTTTTATCATCTGTTACTCCTGTGCAATAAAACGGCTTCTCCTTGTACTTAGCACCAACAGCATAGATTTTTATCTGTTCATTGGTGATAGAATCTTCTACATTAATTTTTGCCATTACCTTTTTTATTTAAAAATTATTATTCAATTAAGAAAAATTTACCGGGCGATACATTTCAGCGATGCCATTGATATCGAATAATGCAATACCGGTTTCCCACAATACATGCTTTTGACGAGCATCAATAGAATTGGCCATGTCACCACCTTTGTTGATACCATTGATTTCACCTTCTAACCATGAACGTTTACCAAGAGCCAATAACTCAATAGCAGGTTTGTTCATAGAGATATTACCAAGAGAAACAAAGATAGCATTGTGTGAACTGTTACGTGTACCATCAGTACCGTAAGAAGTTGCACGATAAGGATTATCTAACCAAGGCACTACTGTAGGGATGATTGTTACACCACCGAAAGTATAAGATTGATAATCAAGGTTGATACCTTTTTTCTGACCATCAACAACAACAGTTTTAGGATCAATACCGGCCTGTAAACGCATCAGTTCAGCGAATTCATTGTACCATTGACGACCGCAGATAACTGCAACTTCAGTACCCCAACCACTTTGATAGGTTGACATATTATCAAATATGCTATTAAGAGTTTTCAATGATAATACATTGTAAGGTAATCTCCATGCACCATCACCCTGATTCATAATACCATCACCAGCCATTACATCAAAACCTTCAGATGTTTTCAAAAGGACTTTATCATCTGCCATAACAGTTGATTTTCCATATAACATCTGACGTTCACGATAAAGGGCAGCACGTTGCATCATTTCAAGATCAGCCTGTTCTACCCACATCTTAATACCATTATGTTCAATCCAACGAGCAGATGGTTTATATTCATCGGCAGAACCGGTGATAGACCATTTCATACGTTGTATTGTCATATGGGTATAAGCCATGTCGTTATTGAAAGTGTATTTTTCATAACCGGTAGCAGAAGCTTCTTCGAACTGAGTATGACTGATAGATAATTCCTGACCAACAGCAAGTAATCCGGCTACTACATAATCAGCAGGATCATTGGTGTTGACTTTCATCTTATAATGAAATACACCGGCAGATTCTTCAACAGGAAGTTGAGTTTCAGAAACGAACAATTGAGTTTGATTGTCAACGCATTCAACAACATCACGTGGAGAAAACCAGTTGATATCGAGATATACATCAATTACGGATTGATATTTTCCTAAATAGGTAGGAGATGCAGTACATACAGCGGCCTGTACGATACGAGCTTTTCTTTCAGGATAACCTTCAACTCTCCACATAACCTTACGATTACCTACAACTTTGTATTTACCAGCTTTAGGATTTAGTGGATCAGCAAGTTTACCAGAGAACATATTACGTCTTGCAAGTAGCGAACTAAATGCAGAGATGTTATAATCAAATAAGGTAGTCACCTGTGGTAAAATTTCAGGAGCACTAGCTATAAATTTCGACATATGTAATGTCGATGGGGTCTCATTGGCGAACTCTCGTGGAGTTCCAGGGATAATTCTCATTTTCTTTAATTTAAAAGGATTGTTTATTGTTGAGGAATAGAAAGTAGTTCTGCAGCTTTTGCATAATCTATATTCTTATGATCAACATTCTCTCTTACGTTATTTCCTCCAAAACCAGGTGTTATTTCTAATTTCTTTAATAACTCCTCTTTTGCAGATTCACGTCCCTTAGTCATTATTTCAATAACTTTTTCTTCTCCGAATTTAGCCATGATTAAATACGCTTTGTACAACAACATATCGTTTGACAATATCTTGTCTAACCCACGTTCACCTGTGGCCTTGTCCGGAATAACAACCCTTTCAAATTCTTCAAGGTATTTAAGATGTTGCTCCTGACTGACAGGAACTCCAAAAACACTCTCTACTTTTGAAAGTTCTAATTTTAATTTAGAAACAGCTTCTTTGGTTTGTGTTACAATACTTTCGTACTGTGCTTCAAACTGTTTTTGATTCTGTTCCTTATAATCGTCTGTAAGTTTTTTATTGTAATCATTAATAGCTATTTCCACTGATTTAGCTAATTCGTTTTTTTCTACTTTAGAAAGCTTAGAGATGTATTCATCAATATCTTCTTTAGTATATCCATCAGGATTTTTTTCAGCATCATATTCACCATAACGGGCAAGTAAATCAAATGATATCTTTTCATCTGCAGTCATCTTACTTGCATCAACAAATTGTGATGAAACAGTATTTACTAAATCATTGATTGTAAGATTAGGATTTGTACTTGCCATTTCCTGTATCTGTTTTGCCAATGGATGAAGTTCTGGTTGTTCAAAACCATATTTCTTTGCTAAGAATGGTTTAATCAATTCCTGTTCGTTCTCAGCCGTTATATTCTCCGGCATAGTAAAACCTTCATCTGCTTTAAGAACGTCCCAAATTGGACTCGCTACGTATGTCTGTGGCGGTGTATCAACTGGTTTGTCTTTTATAACTACAGGTTCGTCATCAACATCATCCTTATTGATTATATTTCCTTCCGGATCATATGTACCCTCAGCAACGGATAAACGTGCTGCTATTTCTTCCGGTGTAAAGTTAGTTTGTCCTCCACCACCTTCTTCTCCTGTTGTTTCTGCTAACAACATATATTTTTGATTATGCATCTGCTAAAGTTTTAATGATTTCAATTTCTTCTGCAGCTTTTGTAATATCACCTTCAATTCCCTGAACTATTGAATCAGGCATGATATAAGCAACTGCTGCTTTAATTAATACAAAATTAGTATCAATAGTTTCAAAAGCTCTTGGCTCTATTACAACTACCTGACCAGGTTTAAACTGTTTAGAACCTGATTCCATTATTACCATCATAAACGGACTTACACCCATAAAATCTGTTGGATTAGGTTTCATTCCTTGGATAATTGATTTTTTGCTATTAATAATAAATGGACATAAAAGCAAATAACCACTATCTCCTACACTTCTCGGAATAAAATTAGTTTTCCCGGGATCACATACTTCAAGTAGTGATGGAAACTTAGATAATTCCTTGTTCTTAGATTGAATTTCTTCAATGACTTTTTCTACTTTCTCTTTAAACATAAATTAAAATTTTAACTGTTTATTTAATTAATACTGCAAATATATGTATTTTTCTTTTTATACTAATCTTTTATATTGTTTTTGTTACGCATGTTTTTATCCATGTCAACACTGGCTTTTCGTACTGATTGCATTTCACCGGCCTTAATACCCATTTCCTGAAGTATAGCATTCATTTTCAATTCAAATTGCTTAAGCATCTCCTGTGTTCTATTAGAACGACCTTCCTCTTGCAAGTATGCTGACTCAATCTCATTTTCGGACTGTGTTTTCATAACATCCAAATTAGATTTAATCTGAAGTTCCTTTTCTTTGAACTGTGATTCCCATGCAAATTTCTGTGCTTCAAATTGTAATGTAGCTTTTTTAATTTCCAGATCTGCAGCTTTCATCTCATTTTTAACACCTTCTAATTGTGCATCTATCTGTCCTTTTAATTGTGCTGTCTGTTGGTCAACTTGTCCACGTGCATTTTCTGTAGCCTCAGCATTTTGTTGTCTAATCTGATCAGCTTCTTTCATGATCTTTTCAAGCTGATGTTCCATTTCTGTTATATCATCAATTTTAAAGACAGAAATAATAGATGAAAATGGTAATTCGTTTTTAGCCCATGCCTGAAAAGCTCCCTGACGTAAATCTTCAATTAGTGTATCTTCCTTGATATTGTTGGAACTATAGAACCTAAAGTCTGCACCTTCCAACATACCTTTTGGTATCTGAATAAGAACTTCTTCTAAGTCTTTATTGATAAGATTTAAAACCTTTCCTTTATTCCATACATATCGCATTTTTAAATTAGTATATAACTCTAATGCTTTATTAAACACACTGTCATTTTCGGCAAATAGAACCTCTGTAATCAATGATGATTGTTCGTTGGACATCTTTACATTAGCAACAGGATCTTTGCTTACAAACTGTCCCTGAATAGCATCAGTAAGCCCCATGACCTTACCTATCATGTTTTCTATTCCAATAAGAACATTATCAAGAAAAGCAATACTCTCACCAATGGTATCATCATAGTTCTGAAATTGATTATATGATGGTGGATTTTTACGACCTTTCTTCATGGTTTCAATCCACATAGTTCCTAACTTACGATAGTACATCCATTTCTTTTCAGTCATATTGTCCGGCTTCTGACTCTTATCCATTATCATACCTTTTACTCCGGCTAGAACAATAGTAAGTTCTTTTTTATAATTAACAATATCATA